CGCGTGTTTTTTTTTTTTTTTAACTGGCGAAACAAATGGAGCTCTGCTCTTCAACTTTCCGTACTTGGATTCTTCCGTACTTTTACACAAACCGGTCTTCCGTACTCGTCCTTCCCATTCGGGCAGGAATACTTTTCCGTACTCTATCAGTCGTTTATGCAACTTTTCCGTACTCTCATCCGCTTCCGTACTTAACATACTTCCACACCAGTGTACTTCTATTATTTTTATCATTTATTTCGTTACTACAACACATATTGTCTTGCGAGTCACTGTAGCGTTTCTACAGAAAAGATCTACTCATTCTAATCATCCGAGTGCGAGTACCACACATCGAAAATGGTTTTATATTTAAAGTTTTCCTTCTTTATTCAAGTTTATATTTAAGATTCTAAGGTATCAGTCTTGAACTGAATTTTATCACCCGCCTTTTCTAAAGGTCTTAAATTGCTGTCCACCTTACTCCACCTGACGCTGTTAATGTTCCAGCTGCTCCAGTGAATGTAAGTGGAAAAGTAAAGGCGTCTGTTCCATTAGCGCCTACATAATAACTCGCCGCAAGAGTTAATCTATCTGCTCCCCCTACACTGGCAACAGAGATTTTTGGTACATAACTTCCTTTAATGAAAGTTACAGCATTTTTCTGAGCGTCCATTTGTATTGCAAACGCTTCATTTGATGTATCATTACCTATTACAAATACATCTACTAAATAATTTCCAACAGGTGGTACCATAGAACCTGCTGTATTCACAATGCCAAGTCCATTCGTTGTGGCAGTTGCTACTAATAAATTTGCAGCTACACCTGTAGTTAAAGCTTCAGTAGTTGTTGTCTGAAACCAACTTACACTATTATTAGCTGGTGCATTTGTTGATGCTTCTAAAACCGGAATCATCAAGTGAACTTTGTATCTCACACGAAGTTCACCAACGGTGACTGCTGCATTACCCGCATTTATTCCTTGGGTTGCAATATTAAAATTTCCGATATCATATGTTTTGATATCAGAACCGCCAGGGAGTCCACCTGGTCGAATAAAGAAACCATCTGTCATTCTGCCTAAAATAGCTTTTCTCTCTATTGGCATATAAATATTTTCAGACGGCATTCCATCAGCATGAGGATCAGTATCCTCCATTTGTTGTTTGCTTGATGGTGCAGGGTCAGAAGCGTCATAATCTATACTCATTATGACTTTTCCTACTGTTCCTTGAGTCGCAAATTGACTTGATTCCCTGCGATAATAAAATTCAAGATAATCGAATTTATATTTTTCAAATCGTGCCGCTATAGGCGACAACCATGGAAATGTTGTTGCATTTCCTGGATTAATGGAGTACGCGGTATTACTAAATGCTGAACTAGTTGCAGATCCAGCAGCTGAAGACGTTACTTCACCTATATATTCATCGCGTTCAAAAATCGATTGATGTTTGTTAAATCCTGATCGATTTTGAGTTCCTCCCCGGGCTGTTAAACTATTTCCGCCTCTAGGAATTCTTCCATTTCCACGTTGTTGTCTTGGTTTCTTTGGTCCACGACGTTTTCGTGATTGAGGTGCAACTCCCCATGTTATTACTTCTTTAAGTGAACCAGTTGCATTATTTGGTCCAAATCGTCGTGTAGCTCTACCTCTCGGTCTTCGCACCCCACGTTGCCTAGGTTTGAATGTTTCTTTAATGATTTTTGTTGTCATTTTATTTCGCTTAATAATCTTTCTTGCTTTCGAAACTGACTGTGGACTTAGCATCATTGCTTGACCTGTCCATAATTTCATTAATCGTTCATCACTCAATATACCACATTTAGCAATAATCCACTCAGGATCATTTGCACAAACTTGATCATAACGGTTTAATAACCATTGTTGAACACTACGTAAAAATTCTCTCAGAACTACATCAGTGTAACTTATTAAAAATTGACCATTTGTTCTTTCCAGAGCTAATGCTGGAGTTTGTTTACTTTTATTTGAATATAACAAACTTGTTAAAATTTTGGCTTTGTTATATTGTGGTACAGCGACTTCGTTTAAATATACTGTATGTGCACTAAGATAATCTAATTCATCTGGTTCACGGGGATCTAAACAATCTGTTGTTGTAATTATTCCAATTGCATCCCATACTTTTATTACTGTTCTTGCATTATAAAATTCATGTGCAATATTTGAAACAGTCCAGGTATTATCATCTCCGCACAAACATTTAGCTGTATTTAACTCAAAGTGTCCTAATGTTTTCATTGTTTCTGGACTTAATTTTAACCAGGCAAAACACATAAGACAATACAGAACTAATGTATTATCATTTATAGTATTAC